CTACTAGTTGAATAACTGTTTACGTTTTGGATATTTAAGCTCTGAGACTGGTATGAAGTAATTAGGTCTAACTTGTACTTAAAGTTGGCTAACCTTTCTTTAGCTGAGCTAAAATTTATGAAGTTGTTATAGTTAGAGTGATCTATAGATAGTTGAGCTCCTTTTTCTTCAAACAGTGATTTTACTTCGTAATATGAATTAGTTACCGGATAACTAAATACCTCGTTAATATTAAAATACTGTGTTGGGCTTGATGTTGTTTTACCTTCGTCTATATTAAAATTAGGTCCTTTAAGGTAAATTGGTTTGTCTTCTGCTATTAATAACTCAGCAGAAACTTCATAAGAAACAGGATCGCTAACAACTCTACTAACTGATAGTTGAGTTTTAAAGGTAATGTCGCTAGGAAGAGGGTTATATAGTCTTATTACAACTGAGCTGTTTCCATTATATAGCAAATGGTCTATGTTAGTTGCAAGTAAAGTTCTGTTGTTCCCTAAATTTAAATAAAAACTTTCAAATTCAGAGCTGTCTATTTTTTTCTTAAACTCTTCTGTATAGTTCTGTATCTCTTCATTCTCCAGCTTTGTTGATAGCAGTCGTATTTCATTCCTATCCGGTGATATTTCTTCAATAAAGAAGTTTTGCTTTGAGCTTCCTTTTGTAAAAGGATCGCTGAAAAAATTATAATATAGATAAACGTCTCCTGCTTCATAGCCACCCGCTATAACATCGTCTTCTGTTCCTAATGCAATTGTAGATAAAGTACCTTTAATCGCAGTTTCACTATCTTGAGGTGATGTTATATTGGTATAGTTTGTAATTGATTTTAAGATTCTACCGTCAAGTGTATAATAATGTAGTTCAATATAATCTGTTGATTGATTAAAATTATTATTGACTTTAAAATCTTCAATCAAAAGGCTATCGGCAGGATTAAAACTATCCTGCTCGACTACCTCTTTTGGTTGAGTTGGTATAAACGTGTATCTATACTTTTGCATTAACTATGTGCTGTTTTACGATGTACAAGATACTTTACTAGATAATACTCCATTGCTACTAATAACGTAAGTAGCTTCAGGAGCTCCATCCGAGTTTGTATCTATACCGTAAAAGTTAGATCCATCACCATCAAACCTAGTTGTCAGAGAAGCATCAGTGTATGCTATGTCATTATCAAGTGGTTCGCGTGATAGAGCAAAATATACAGAATCACCTGCGATCGAAAAACAAGCTGTTGATCTTGAACTTTCTCCAGCTTCACCAGATCCGGGTGTGATATTGAATTGATAAGAAGTAACAGGTGAAGGCGTTGGTGTTGGAGTTACACACCAGTTAGCTTCTTCACAGCTTCCTGAGCATGCTCCGTTTTCAACACAGACAAGTGCTTGACAGATTAAATCGTTATCAAATTTAAGGTTTATACCAGCATCTAATTCTGCTTTTGTAATACCAGTAGGTGAATTAACATATCCACCACTTCCACTAAGGTATATATTTCCGGTATTAGAACCTGAATTAATAACCTCGAACGTTGTACTAGATCCTACTCCGTTCCCGAAATTGGCTCCATTAAAATCTTTGTATTGTGCCATATTTTAAATTATTCTTAGTTTTTTTATTTGTGTATTTAGTTCTTCTATTGTTTCATTAGACTCTAATAAGTTAGACCTCAAATTAGTAATCTCTTCCAAAAGAGGCTGTATTTCATCAGTATCCTGCTGTATAGATACAAGCTTAGAACTTTCTTCAATTAATTTTGTATGAGATAAATTACCCTCTAAAGGTAAGTCTAAATAAAATTTATTATATAATCTAAAAAGTTCTGAGATGCTATCTGTATCGATAACTTCTTGCTGTCTAGTAAATGTAGTAAATTCTTTTGAAACTACCTTACTAAAACTTTCTTTATCCTGTACTGTTTTCTGTACTCTAATTTTTTCAGCCATTTCTTACTACCTTAAAAGTAATATTGTTATCTATTACTGTATTAGTTCCGTCTAATTCAGTTTTTATTAATACCCTGTAAAATCTTTCTGGTTGTAATCCATCCATGTAAATGTCAAAATAGGGGCCCGTAGAATCACAGCTTATCTTAGTATTGGAAGTATCAAACGGTATAATCATTTCCTCTGTAAATTCGTCTCTCAATCCCCAATAAGATGCTGTAGGTAAAGCGTAATTAGTACCATAGGAAGAGCCAGTTGTAAAGGTTCTTGTAGGGTACTTAGGTCTAGCTTTTAATCTAAATCTTTGCTTGCCCTCATCTACATATTTACCTTTATTGTTGCTAATATCAATAAAGCTTTCTTCAGTTCCTAGTACAGAAAGAGAACCTGTAGAGTAGCTGCTATCATCCCATTTAAACTCTAAGTAAGGAGGATATATTGTGTTTGTGTCATTACTATAGTACTTTAGCCTTGTGTACGACGCTGTATAAAACTCTAGACTGTCTTGTAATTTAAGTATATACCCGTTATTGTTTATAGAGCCACTATAATGTAAAGTTACAGCATTGGTTATATTAATGTCTATGTCGTTATCGTCCCCTACCGTATACAACTTAGATGCTTCTAAATTAGTACCGTTAGAACCGGTATACCACGCTCCTCCACCTCCGTACCCAATTGAGCCTGAAGGTCCGTAGGAAGAAGTTACATTAGCGGGAACTGCTCCATAAGCTAGGGTAGTCCATTTATTGCTATTGGCGTTAACGTATCCATCTTTAAACGTCCAGCTGATTCCTGAGTTATCGATTGGTATATCTCCATATTTTCCTACACCTGGTGTCCAGCTGTCATAGAGAGGGTAAGCGTATAAAGTATAAGACTGTGGTAATTCATAAGCAGAGGCTAATGAAAGATGTAAACTAGCGGTAAATAAATTAGCTCCAACTTTATTGTTGATAGTAGACTGTATGTCAGCTGTCTTAAACTTAACAATAATTCTTGAAGATTGGCCAATACCTGCTACAGGATAACCTCCTATTTCGTTAACTTCATCTAAACCAGCATTACCAGTTATATTTTCAGTAAATATAAAAGTATCGCTTTCGGGAAATATTCTATATACAGCCATCTTATAATAATGTTACTCGTCCTTTTATGTCTTGATCTGGGTATTTTACTTCAAAAATACAAGGATCGTAAGAAGGGTATACTACGTTATTTTTAGTAGCACCTGCTATATCATAATTGTATTGAGAGTAGTTAGCCCCTGTCTTGTTTACTATTTCTAGTTTCTGTACTGTCTGAACTCCTTTTACTTTATCTAATAACGTATATAGGTTAGCTATATTTATAGATTGATTAATACTCCTTTTATCAACATTAAAGAAGTCTTTAAGTACATTGTTGCATTGAAATATAACATCTCTACCAGAATAGTTCGGTCTTAAAACAACATCGTATTCTATACCAATATCTACAATAAATGCATCTTTTATATTTACTGAATCTGATATCATTATATACTCTGCTAAATATGTTTTAAGGTTATTCTTAAGTGAACTAGAAGCAGTTATTAATTTTTTATTGTTATCGTACGCTAGTACGTATAAGCTTAATGCTAAAGGGTTATACTTACTGTCGTAGTTACTTGCTAAATTATCCTGATTTACAAATGCTTTTGCAATACTACCGTATCTAGGAGGTAAGGATAGCGCTCTAACAGCGTAGTCTTGAAGTGTTACGGTTCTACTTTGTTCGTTAAAAGCTCTTAAAGAGTTTTCTCTTAACTCTTCTACCGTATCTCCGTCTCTACCTCCTTCAGCAGCTTTTGGGTTAGTAAAAGTAAGATAAGCTGTGGTTGTTCTTGAAGTATCTCCATTAGCTAGTACAGCAGTAGAAAGTGATGTAATTGTATCTGCAGGAACATTAGAACTTACACCTCCTCCTTTAAGGTATCTTACTGTTAAATTAGATGATGGAGCAACACCGTATGACTTACTGTATAGAAAGTTTTTAGGGTCATATGCTTTATCAAATTTAGTTATTCCGTTGCTTCCTCCTAGACCTACGTTACTTGGATCGGGAAGAATAATACTGTCGTCGCTATCGTTAGTACCGGCGCCAAATTGTAGTTGCAGGTTTCCGTTAGATAGAAATCTAGTAACAAATCTATTAGGTACTTTTTGAACAGCTAGATCAAAGGGAAATGAAGAGGAGCCTGAGGTGAAGATCGTGTCTTGGCCTAAATAGGGTACTTCGTACCATTCATTAGAGTCAGCGTCAACAACATCTAATACTCCGACTATATTAGAGTCTTGAATAGTAAAGGTGTTAAATTGTTCTGATGAGTTTACTGAGAAAGTAGTAGATTCTATTTCACTTGAAAAAATATCGATAGTCTTTTTTAACTTGTACTCTGATGGATTTCCTCCAGACAGACTGTAAATAGTTACTTCTGTAGGATCGAAAGAGCTAGAAAAAGTAAAATCAACTCTACTGTCAATTAAAAATTTAGTCTGTGATGAGTTGGTAGAAGTAATTACTGAGTTTTGTTGTATAATTGCAGCTTGTGACCATTTCGGTAAGTAGCTATTAGTTGAATCAGCTTCTATTATCTGTGTAATTTCTAATTTAGTTGAGGATACTCCTGTTGTTTTAGGTCTATAGCCCATCATATAAGCTAAAGAGTATAGGTTCTTAGGATCTTTAGCATGGGTCAAAAAAGTCTCTTGTAGTTGACTATCTTGGTAAAAAGATAAAATATCACCTACATAAGAGGCCATTTCAACAAACATCATTCCTGGTGATGTTGGAGAGAAGTCATTATAGGTGTTAGGAAAGTAATTCTTAGCGTACTCAACTAACTGGCTTCTAAAATCACTAAAACCTCTATTAACGTATTTTATTTCTCTTTCTTGAGCCATTATTGATTAATGTTTATTAAAATTTCATCACCTACATTTGTATTGATGATTTGGTATTTGAGGTAGACTCTTAATGTATTAGTATCAGGGTCTCCAGATATTTCAAAAGTTGTAGTTATAACTCGAGGAAAAAATAATTTTAATTCTTTTGCAATTCTTGCTTTTAATTCTATTACTGTGTCCTCATTTACGTTTTCAAACAAAAGTAGTCTTATATCAGATCCAAATAATGGATTAAGATACCTTTCTCCTTTATTAGTAAGAAAGTAATTTATAAGGTTAGCTTTTGTAGCATCTTTAGTAGTATACGTAGTATTAAAGACGGCAGGTCCAGTAAAGGGTAGGTCTACACCGACTCCAACTGAATCTCTTATATCTAACGGGTCTTTTTGTTCTACGTTTACTATCATTATACTATTTTAGCTTTATCTTTTTCAAGTGATGCATTATAAATGGATTTTGCTCTTTTAACAAAATCTAGACTAGAAATATCTATACC